AAAGTTATTTAGATAGACATAGGAAAAGGGAAAATTGGAATGACCCGATGACTGCGGGAGCATTAAGTCGGTGGATATTATGGAATAAACCGACGATTGAGGGTTCTATCAAAGATTTTAAGAAGAGATTTAAATTAAAATAGTTTAAAGCGTAGGTATGTAGTTTTATTAAATGGATATACAAGGTTTTTATAATTATTTAATCTATGATGACGGAAGAGTTTATAGTAAGAGAAGAAATAAGTTTATGAGTTTATACAAGATTAATAGTGGATATTATTGTGTTGATTTATATGATAATTGTAAGAGAAAAAAATGTTTAGTTCATAGATTAGTAGCTCAACATTATATAGATAATGAGAATCCTAATTATGATTTAGTAGATCACATAGACCAAAATAAACTTAATAATAATAAGGATAATTTGAGATGGTGTAATAAATCTATTAATGGATTTAATAGAGATCACCAAAAAAATAATAAATTAAATGAAAAAAATATTTTTTATTGTAATACATATCATAAATATTTTTATCGTAAAAAAATTAATGGTAAAACAAAAAGTAAATCTTTTAAAACTTTACAAGAGGCAATAGATTATAGAGATTATAAATAGAATTAATAACATCCAGAGAATGGATTATATTCTGGCTCGGGTGGAGCAACGGCTCTCATTATTTTTTGTTTTAAAATTTGATGTTCTTTTTGTTTTTCTTGCACTTTTCTTTTTTCTTCTTTTCTTGCTTTTCTTATTTTTTCATAATTCATAATAGCTTCTAATTGAGCCTCTTGTAAATCTTCCTTTGTAAATGATATTGATTTTTCAGCAACTTTTTTTATTGGGGTTTCATCTTCATCAATTTCTACTTCTTCTTTTAATTGTTTAACTCTTTTTATTTTTTGTTTTTTTAATAATTCTTTTTCTTCTTTTTCCAATTGTTTGTTTTCTTTTCTTTCTTTCGCATTATTTTTTCTTGCTAACATAGCCTTCTCTCTCGCCATCTTTAATTTTTCTTTGTGTTCTTCTGTCATAGGTGGTCGTTTCTTTCTGGGCTTTCCTTTCTTTGTTAATTTAACTTCCCCTTGTGGTAAGCCGCTGAATATTTCATTTATATTCATATCATCTCGTTTAGATTTTGCCCTTGGTACAACCTCCTCAATTAAATCATCTTGCTCTGCAATTTCTTCTTGTGATTTATCTTTATCTTCATTAAATTCTTCTATTGTTTCAATCTCTTTTTCATCTTCATCATCGCTGGGGATGAAATCCATTTTAACTTCTGGTAAAAAATCCATTCTTTATTAATATAAAATATAAAAAAAATCTCTACAAATAATAAAAAATTATTATTATTTATTATAAATTATATTCTTTTTTTAATTCTATTTATAATTCTAAAAAGTGGTAAATAATTAAAAGTGGTTGGGCTGGAACTCAGTTTTTAAAAAATAAACACACTTGCCTTTTAACTTTTTTTTTTGGTTTCCAGCCCAACCACTTTTTGATTATTTACCACTTTTAAAAAATATATTTTATATTAAAGTAAATTCTCTATCTCGGGTTCCGGTTCCGGTTCCGGTTCTTTTTGTTTTTCTTTTGATGTTCTATCTATCTTTTTTTTGGTTGTACTGTCTTTTGATTTGGTTGTGTTGTCTTTATCTTTATCTTTATCTTTCGATTTAGATTTATCATTATCTTCTTCTTCACTATCTTTAACATCTGGAGGTGGTTTTCTTTCACACATACAAAGATTAAATTTATCAGAAATTCCAATTCTAAATTTACAATAACATCTTGATTTAAATATTACGACAAGAATTCCAGAAACTGCACCAAGAATCAAACCAGTAGCTCCCGCAAGCTCGTTGATATTAAATTCTTCCATTTTAAGAACCATTATTATTTATATATTTATTTTTTATTTTATGTACGAATAAAAAATATTATTTTAAAATATAGATGCCCGAAAACCCCAAACCTATCCAAGAATTACAAAACCAAATAGATTTTATAAGGAAGGATATAAACACAATAAAAACCGAGGTTATTTATATCAAAGCCGATTTACTATTCATAAAAGAATATATTACAAAAAAGAAAGAGAAAGAAAACAATTCGTGGTGGTAAATTCATAAATTAAATTATAATTGGTTGCCTTCACAATCCCAACCTTCATAACTATGTCTCGCAAATAATTCTATTTTTTTGACATCTCCACATAGTTCTACTATTTTGTCTCTTACTATGTCGGGCTTCTTGCTGTGTTCTTGAATTGGTGTTTCAATAACCGAATGCACAGAATGACTTATAGCCTTCGGGTTCCCCTTAGTCGCTATTAAACAAAATTCCGGATTACTTCTCGTCCAAGAACCCATACCCCAAAAATTAGTATCGGTTGCTTTTTTATTCTTTTTAATCCAAGTAAAAGCAATTGTTTTGTAATCAAAACCCCACGCTTTAATTGTATATAATGCCTCGGGTAATAATGGAGCAGTTGCCCACATAAACAAAACAGCATCTTTATCAGTTTCGGGTAAATCAAAATCATATATATCAATCATTCGCATCGCATTATAACTTTGACCTTCTTTCGCTCTACTCGGGATTTTATTACTTGTTGCTGTATAATTCCACGGAGGGTCTGCATATATTACTTTATAACTCATTTATATTATAAACTTATATTTTATTTATTATATTATAAACCTAAGTTTATTTTTATTTAATTTTATATTTTGTAATAATATAAATATAAAATGAAAGTTCTGGAAATATTTTCGGGTACTGGTTCTGTTGGAAAATGTTGCGAGGCTCTGGGTTGGGATGTTGTATCTGTTGATTTATTATTACCAGCAACTCACGAATGTGATATAATGGATTTTGATTATAAACAATATTCCCAAGATGATTTTGATATTGTATGGGCTTCCCCACCTTGTACTAATTACTCAAAATTACAAGATTGCTGGTTGGGTAGAATGAGAAAAGGTGAAATATATACAAAAGAAATACAAGAAAAAGAAATGAATGAAGATGATAAATTAGTTTTAAAGACATTAGAAATTATTGATTATTTTAAACCCCATTATTGGTTTATAGAAAATCCAGCTTCATCAAAAATGAAAGACCGCCCGTTTATGAAAGATAAACCTTTTTATTTAGTTGATTATTGTATGTATAGCGATTGGGGTTATAAAAAAAGAACAAGAATTTGGACTAATAAAAAAGATTTTGATAATAAATTATGCAATAAAAAATGCGGTAATATGGTCGGCAATCTTCATAAAACTAATTTAGGTAATGCCGACAGAATAAAAAGAGCAAACAGTTTGAATGTAAAGAAATATAATGGGACAACTCAAAAGGATAGATACAGAATCCCCGAAGATTTAATATTTAGTTTATTTTTGGATTAAAAAATAAATATTATATTATAATAATAAAATATGGAAAGACCACCACCAAAAGTTTTTAAAGTGAAAGATCCAGACCCCGATGATAAATTTGCTGATATACACCCCCATCTTCCACAACCTCCATCATTACTTTTAATTGTTGGATCAGTAAAACAAGGTAAGTCAAATCTACTCGTGAATTTATTATGCAATCCCGATATGTATAAAGATAAATTTGATATTGTTAAAATTATTTCAAACACTTTAAATGCTGATCCAAAAGGAAAATTATTAAACAAATTTTTTGATTGTGAGGATCATTATAATGATGAGATGATAACAGATTTAATTGAGAGCCAAAAGAAATTAGAGGATTTTGAGAGACCATCCGTCGCGATGGTTCTTGATGATATTTTAACAAAAGATTTTAAAAAATCAAATGCTGTGTCATTTTTAGCTACGAGATTTAGACATTATGGGATAGGCCTTTTAGCTTTCACCACACAATCTTTTCGTGCTGTTAGTGGGTTAATTCGTAATAATGCGACAGATGTTGTTATTATGAAACAACAAAACGCCAAAGAATTGGAAAAATTAAATGAAGAGTACGGTGATTTATTTCCAAACATATTTATGGAATTATATAGTAAAGCCATCAACGATCAACCATATTCATTTTTATATTTAGATATGCAGACAAATCCGGCCACGGCTTACATTCGATTTGAAACAAAAATTGGTGAAGGTGATAAAAAATTATTTTAATTATTTTTTAATTTAATTAAATTATATATTATTATTATAAAATGGATTTATACGGAACGGGAGCTTCTATCAGTCAAGCCAATTCTCAAACAGCACTTGCGAGACAATTAAACAGAGATACAACTAATTTTAATAATTCTATCGCGGAACAATTAGACGAGGCAAATTTAGAAGTCGATGAAGATAATTCGGCTAAATTACAAAAGAATATTTTATCCATTGGAACTGCTGGTGGGAAAGTTGTGTCTAAATTAGACCTCGCTAAGAATGCAAAAAAAGCACTTGGAGCCGGTAAAGAAGTCGCAACATCCCTTGGAGAAAGAATGGCAAAAGAAGTGGGACAAGAACGAGCCCCGGTAGCCGCGGCTGATATTGTTGATAGGCGTACATTCCAAGCCGCCGCCGAAGGATTAGAAGAGGGGGCGGATAGCGTCGGTGATATATCAAGATTTGGTGTGGGAGCAGAATCACTTTTAAGAGGAGGGCAAGCAGACATAGACGCCGGTTTGATTGGAGTTGAGGCACCGAGCCAAGTAACAGTTGATGCGGCACGAGCGGATAGTGCAGCGGAAGCCGCGGGAACAGAACTGTACACAGCAGAACAAACCACGGCTGATGTGGCGGGAGCTTCTGGTGAAGCGGCTGAAGGGGCGGCCGAGGTAGGTGGATCGGTAGCTGCACGAAAGACATTAGAGGAAGCCGCGGAGAAGGGAGGGGCGGCGGCACTCAAAGGGGCGGCAAAGACCGTTGGAAAATCCGCTGTCGCGGGAATTGGTGGGGCGATTGATGTTTTCCAAGATATTGACAGAGCATCAAAAGGAGCTTCTCTGGCTGATACATTCGGATCAAATAATTATTCACGAGCCGGAAATATAATGAATATTGTCGGCTCTGGTTTAGAAGTCGCGGGTGTTCTCACAGCTTGGACGGGGCCGCTTGGATTATCTATTGAGGCGGCGGGAGCCGGACTTGCTCTCGGCGGTGCGGCCTTAGAAACTTACGGTGATTTAGAAGATACAGATGAAACCAAAGAAAAAACGGATGATGACATCACAAGCCAAAGAAGGGGTGAAGTAGCCGCGGCACAACAAGAAACTGCAACTGGAAGAACAGAATAATTTTTTTTTAAAATTAAAATATTTTTAATTGTTTTTTATTTTTTTTTTTTTATTATTTATTTTATATATTATAATTATAAAATGAGTTCTTATTGGTCGAATGATGAAAAAATTAAAGTTTCCCAAACCCAAGTTTCAGTCCCTTCCACCAACGGACAGAGCTACACCGGAACAGCGGGTCAAACCGGTCGTCGTGTAGATTTTGAAATTCCGCCCACAATAAAATTTTTAGATGGCAAAAATTCATATTTACAATTTGATGTTAAAGTGGCTATCCCAGCAACCGAAGTCCCAACTCGTCTGCACCTTGATCCATTTATCGGCGGTCAGTCAGTAGTGAAAAATTTGAGGATTTATTCTGGGTCTCGTGCCGTCCTCTTAGAGGAAATTACCGATTACAACGCAAAGGTTCAAATTCAGTATTCTTACAATCAAGATGAATCAATGAGAAAAATAAGAGCATTAAAAGAAGGCTCGCTCGTAACTAATGTTGAGAACCGAGGAACTCTTGGGACATCTGTTTCAAATAATATTGATTTACACACTAATCCATATTACAAACCCGTGGGAACTGTTCCAGCGGCTCGCGACTGGGGTACAGCCGATGATTTCCTAACGGCCAAAGTTTCACTTCCAATCCATAGTGGCCTTTTCGCGGATGGAGACGGGCGTGTGTTCCCAACTTTACTGACCGACGGTTTATTCATAGAAGTTGATTTAGAAGATCCCGCGAGATATTTAAAACAGCTTGACAGCGTAAATCGTAATCGTAGAATGCAACAGAACCCGCTATTCCACGGTGTAAATGCTGGCGGCACTCAACTTCCAATTGACGACGGTGCGGATATAACCGAAATTTTCCTCGCTAAGGCCAATAATATGTTATCGGTCGCCAATTGTCCTTTTGTCAAGGGTGAAAAGATCGGTATTTGTTCCAAGACCAATCCGCTGGAAGAATGTTCCCTAACTGTTGGAGGAACACAAGGCTATCCCAAGATAACCAACATTGAGATGGACGGTTCGGGATTTATGAAACTAACACTTGAAACATTTAGAAACACCACGACTGGGGTTGGTAAAATCGCGACATCAAATAATTTCATATTATTCTCGGCGGCAATAGATCAAAAACGAGTACAAAGCGACGATTTAACAACCGAGCTTATCCCAAAGAGAACCGCATATTCGGCGACCACATTAATTTCTAATGTTGAGCTTGTATGTCAGCAAGTTATGGTTGATGACCGATATGAGGCCGGAATGATGAAGAAGATGAGAGATGGTGGCTCTGTGGAAATTGATATTCCAAGCGTTACCAATTACAAGCACTCGTTAGTTAGTTCCAACAGAAACGCGACGGTAAATCTCGCGGTATCCAATACGAGGGCAAAAGCGATGATTATTATGCCGACTGATGCTCGTGTCTATGACACCGCAGATTTAATCGGTGGATTATCTACAACCTATGAGGAAGAACAAACGGGAATGGATGGTCGCCTTCATTCTATTCGCTCGGGTCAAGTTGGTATTACCGACCATCTTAGCGATTACCAATTCCAGATAGATGATAAATTAGTACCATCTCGTCCAATTGATGTTTCAAGAATTGATAAAGGCCGTTCTATTTCGGCTCAGCCTCTGGTAGAATTAGAGAAGGCATTAAATCAAGCTGGTATCGTTCCTCGATCATTTGTTGATTACAGCCGGAATTTCTTAATTGGTCGTGCTTATGCACTCAACGATGGCGTAGCAAATCTTAATAATAAATCTAATCAAGTTCAGCTATTTTATAATTCGAGCACGGTTGGCGGACAAGATAGGGCACCAACTCGCAATAAGCTTCTTTATTGTTATTTATTCCATCTTCGCCGAATTTCTATCAAGGGTGATAGTGTAACGGTTACTTTATAAATCGAATCTAAACAATATTTTCTATGAATTTTTTTTAAATTTTATTTTATTTATTTTATATTTTTAATATATAAATGAGCGTAACTAATAAATATTTATCTATTCAGCCATCAAATGTCCCAGCTTCTGGGAAAGTATCTTTTGCCCGTGGTAATCCAATTTTAACTGTAACCCTTGGTCGCCAAGAGGGAATGCTTGATTTAAGTTCAATTCGTCTTAACGGTCAGTTTAATGTTTGGAGAGACGCGGCCGGTACTCTTCACCCCGATAAAGACAACTCGGGAGAACTTCGCGGTTCTCATAAATTAGGAATTTACGCGGCCATTGATCAGCTTGTTTTTAGACACGCAGAGACGAAACAAGTCGTGGAACACATAAGACATTATGGACGTTTTATGTCTTCTTATATGCCAGTGATGGCGGGTCTGCAAGATGTAGCGGGTCATCTAAGTGAAAGTGCCTTAATATATCCAAATTATAATGCCTATCGCACAAGCGTCATCCGTAATACAACGGGGTCAGATTTTTCCATCCCGCTCCCATCTGGCCTCACCCTCGGTGCTTCTAAGTTGCCCCTTTCAAAATTACCTCTGGAAATAGAAATTCATTTAGCACCGGATAGTCAGTTCTTTTATTCAAGTGATGGAACGACTAATAATATTTCCAACGCATTTTATGAATTATCGAATATTGAACTATCTTGTGAGGTAGCCTATGATGAACCGGCACCCGATAAAGGCATCTTCGCATTTAATTCCATCACCTCGTATTTCTCCACATTAGAGAGCACAAATTCCATTATTAATTACAATTTAGGTTTATCGAAAGTTCTTGGTGCATTTGTAAATTTTGTTCCTTCAAATTTTGTCAATAATTTAGCCCAAGATGGATTCCTCACTTATATGCCGACCAAAGCACCGAATGCCGCGGGAACTGGTGATGGTGCTGTTGCAAGTGTTGATACGATTTCCTTCCTCCGCAACGGCCAGCGTTTCCCAGCTTCTTTTGAGGTTGATTCAGTTCGGAACGCACAGAATGAAACATCGGTAGCCGATAGTCAAATTATGAAAGGATTTTTATCCTCTATAATTCCCGAAAGCCAGCACACCCGAACGACAGCTTCTCCTCTCACGGCTAACAGAAATTTCACTGGAAACCAGAACGCGGTATCCGGCTATCGTTTCATTCCCGAGACTGGCGGTGTTTATGGTGTAGGTGTTCTTTATGATATGCTTGATAGTCAAGGAGTTGATTTTTCCAGTTCTCAATTTTCTATCCAGATGACGACGGGGCTTGATGATGGAAATCCTATCTCGGCTTATCTATTTATTAAATCAAAAGTTGTTATAGCTTGGGACGGTCAAATGGGAGTGCAAGTGATGATGTAAATTATTTTCTATTAAATTTTTTATTATTTTTTATTTTTTATAATTTTTTATATTTAATTAATATAAATATAAAATGACTGATATTAAAAGTGATCCCGTAAGTGGCGACGCCATCCCAGACCTTCTAAAAGTTGGAGCCATTCCGTCTTCGTACGGCCAGACTTTAACGACTGATGTGATTGATCCGGTAACATTTTCTCAGAACAGAGTGAGATTTACTCTGTCTCGTGTTGCTGGATTCCTTCATTCGAATTCAAAAATTACATTAGCTGTCACTCCCGTCACGAGCACGACTGCATTTTATCCATTAAATATTGGTGTTTCAAATTTAATCCAGTCCGCGGCTCTTAGAATTGGAAATAAAACTGTATGTGAAATTGATGATTACACGCATTTCCATCAGTACCAATCCCTTTTTATTTCTAATGAAGACAATAAAGAACGCGAACAATTCCTTTCTCAGAGGTGTATTAATCACGGTTGTGTCTATGAAAATTTCGGGGCGACTGAGGCCGAGGACAAGACCCCCAATTCCGCATTAAAGGTTGGGATTGATATTGGACGCAATCCAACTGTTCCAACTGCTGGAACTGCTGGGGCTTTCAAATTATTCCCTCATATGCTTCACGATGCGGCCTCGGCTACTAGAATTTCAGAAGCTCCGGTTTATTCGGTTTATCTTTCGGATCTTTTCCCATTTCTCCGCGTCAATCAGCTCCCGATGTTTATGTTAAATGAAGAGGTTCATATTGATATCACCTTCACCCCGACCACTTCGGCATTAAGTGGTGGTGCTCTCTCTCGTCGTATGTGTGTCGGTGCGGCTGACAACGCCAATGACGCGGTTGAGTATCAAATCAATGAAAATGAAGTTAAATTAATTTATGATAGTATCACTTATGATGGAGCTATTATGGAACAATACCGTCAGCAGAATCCAAAATTAACTTTCTCATATGTTGATTATAGGCTCGCGAAGAGAACCGGTACAGTTGCGAATGCTCCGGGAGACGCTGATTATTCCAATCCATTTGCAACTCTTACATTTCCCGTCGGTGGAAATGGTCGTTTAGTCAATAAAGTTCTTTTTGCACTAACACCGGCAAGTAGTGCAGACCCGAAGTCTCTTCTCAATAATGTGGTCGCCCGAGATGTTCCGGTTGGGAATGATGTATCGGTCAATCTATTATATAATGATTTATTTGAATTTAATGTTGATCGTAGAAATACGGCTCTCTTATTCCACACGACCCAGCACGCAGAAGGAAAAGTACCTATGGTGACGAGAGATGAATACCAGACGACGGGTGTCTCGGCTTTGACCGCCGAAACTCTGGAAGGACGAGCCCAAGATTCTGTTGCTGGTCTTGGTGGTCTTATGAGATGGACGGCCATCAAGCCGAACAAGGGACAGCGTGTCAACAACAAGGGGATGGATTTAATTTATAAAGCACCCGGCCTTGGAGCTGATAGCTACACCCTCCGTGCCTATTTGGAATTAGTTAAAATTGCAACAGTCCAAGATGGTGTTTTTGATTGTTATTTTGCATAAAAAATTAAAATATATTTTATTAATATAAAATGAATTGGTTAATAAATTTAATTTGGGATTATTTCCCATCTTGTAAAGATTGCAAAAAACACGAGGAAGAAAGGAGAGAAATATTAAAGATGATTGAAGAATTACTCAAAACACAAAATGAATGTTTAGAATATATGAAAAAATTAAAATCAAAATAATTAAATAATAAAAAGTGGTTGGGCTGGAAATCACTTTTTAAAATCAAAACACAATCTCCTTTATTTTTTATTTTTGGGTTTCCAGCCCAACCACTTTTTAATTTGTTTTTTTTAAGTTTATAATTTAAAATTATAATCTTTTATTATAATATAAATATGAAAATTAACAGCAAAGATTTAAAAGAAGATATAATGGAAGCTCGACCCCAATTAAAAACTAATACTGTCAAGCAATATGTGAATAATTTGAATAAATTAAAAAAAATATTTGATTCAGATGATTATGATTTCTTAGATAAGCCGGAAAATGTAATGGATAAATTAAGTGATCTTCATTATTTAAGTCAAAGGAATATGTTAAATTCAATTATTGTTTTATTATCTGCACTCAATCACGACCAAAAATACGATGATTTGATGGAAGAGTACGGGAAAAAACGTGATGAATTAAATGATAAATACAGCGACGAACAGAAAAGCGGAATTATAAGTGATAAACAATCAAAGAATTTTGCAACAATTGAGGATGTATTTGAGATGATAAATAAAATGAGTGATGATTTAAAATCAATAAAAAAGAAAAATAAAGATGATATTACAAAAAAAGAAAATCAACTTCTGCAAGCTTTCACCCTTTTTAATATTTACGCTCGAATGCCGTTCCGTAATGATGTCGCGGGAATGGAAGCTATCAATCAAGCCGCCTATAAAAAGTTAAGTGATTCAGAAAAGAAAGAGAACAATTATCTCGTAGTTCCATCAAAAGGAAATTTATATTTTGTATTAAATAAATATAAAACATCAAAAAAATATGAAGAATTGGATTTACCAATTGAAGATAAAACATTAAGAAAAATATTAAGATATTATTTAAAAATCAACGGAATGGGAATTTTATTCAAGACATCAACGGGGAAGCCATTAACAAGGATTGAATTATCAAAAACATTAATTAAATATTCTCAAAAATATATGAATAAATCAATATCAACGACATTATTAAGAAAAATATATTTATCAAGTAAATATGGAAATATGAAAAAAGAATTGGAAAAGGATAACAAGGTGATGGGACATTCAAAGGAGGTTGCATTAAATACATACGTCAAGGAAGCCCAAGAATAATTAGCGAAGCTTACTTTGTTTATCAAAGATTACCTTCGGTTTATTTCTTTATTCTTTCATCATCCAAAATATCTTTGTTATCGATTATATATTTAATAACTTTTTCTCTCATATCTTTATCTTTTTCTTTCTTTGATTTAGCCGGTTTTTTCATAACTGGTGGGGGTGCATCAACTTTTTGTGGCTGTTTTTTGACTTTCTGTTTGACTGTTAAAACAAGTCTTTTGTTTTTATGATCTACTTTATATTTTAAATTTTCTATCGCCTTGATTAATTCATCACGGGTCATACCTTTGGGATCAATACCCATCAATTCATCATATTTCTTAATTAATCTTTTTAATTCTGGTAATTTCATTTCACCTTCGGGAACTTTCGGAGCCATCGTTATTTATAAGTATAAAATATAAAAAAAAAATATAATATAAAATATATAAAAATGATTGTAGATAAATCCCATTCTAAAAAAGACATTATATGGCTATTTAAAAAACACGAAGTTGAGATTCAGAAGGAGAAAACAAAGGGTGAAATAGTAAATAAAATTGATGAATATATAAAAGATTTTAAATATGATGATAATATAAAAGATTTAACTGAATTAAAGAATTATTTAAAAACGAAATCAGCGAAGCAAAGGCCGACAACAGATGAAAAAAACATAATTATGTTTAGATCAAAAAAGATTATTAAGTGGGCTAAGAATGAATACATATTCAATGGAACATATAAAAATATAAATGAACCATATGAAGATGTAATTCAAATTTATAAGTGGGGAGATTTATCAAGTGTTCGGCGAGCTTGTAAATTATACAATAAATCACCTCAAAAAATAAATCATATTAATCCAATAATGACAGATGAAGTCAAAGAACAAATTAAACAAAATAAAATTATTAAGAAAACGTCAGAATATAAAATGACAATTAGAAGGGCAACAGAAGAAAATCCAATTATAATTAATTTTGATTAAAAGTGGTTGGGCTGGAAGTTGCTTTTTTTTTTATAAAGTATTTATCATTATTATTTTATTTTTGGGTTTCCAGCCCAACCACTTTTTATTTCGTTTTAATTCTCAAATTAATATATTTTTTATAAGTATAATAATGAATTACCAAGAATTGAAAAATAATGATTTAAGATTGGGTAATTTAAGTGAAGCCGAAATCCACAATGAATTAGAAGCTATTTTTGGTTCATTAAAAAATACAAGTGAAAATTGTGAGATGGGAAAATATTATGAATTCGATAAATATAATGATAATTTTATAATTGAAATTAAGACAAGAAAAATTAATCACAATCAATATCCAACATTAATTTTTGGAGAGAATAAATTAATCAAAGGCGATGAAATATTAAAGAATAATCCAAATATTAGAATTTTTTATTTGTGGAGATGCAACGATGGAATTTATGGATGGGAACATAGGAAAACCGAATTTTATGTTTCTCAGATGGGAAGATATGATAGGGGCAAACGAGAGATTGATCTATGTGTAAATATAAAGACAGAAGATATGAATCAATTAAATAATTTATTATAATTTATATTTTTTTATAATATAAATTAAATATGGTTGAGAAAGTAAAAATAACTTATCAAGGGAAATCAAAAAATGTCCCTAAAAAATATATAGGTACATTAAAAGGAAAAGAAAAAAAAGAACAAGTGAAAAGTATAATTGAGGGAAAAGATAGACCCAAAACATCAGCCAAGCCGAGAACCTCAACTTGGACGGTTAAATTCTCAAAAGAATATGGTGAGAAATTAGACAAGATGAAAGGAGGTAGAAGTAAAAAGAACATAGCCAAAATCACGGGCATCCCATTCAAAGCTATAGATGAAGTTTATAAGAAAGGAGAGGGAGCTTATAAATCATCGGGATCTCGGCCCAATCAATCAGCCGCGAGCTGGGCTCGAGGAAGGATATACGGCTACATCATGGGAAACAAAAAAGTGAGAAAAGTTGATGCAGATATAACTAAAAAATATAATGTAAAATTTAAGATAAATTAATTTTCTTTTTCTTTTTCTTTTTCATAATTAAAATATTATCTTCATCAATTTGTTTTAATTTTAATAATCCAAAAAAACAAGATAGAAACATTTGATGGTCTGATTTTCTAATAGCTTGATTATTTATTTTTCTTTGATATATCAAATCACAAAAAGATTTAAATGTACTTATAATTTGTTTTAATTTTAATTTTTCATTCATAGATTTTAAGATAATATACTCACCTTGATATTTATATCGTGCAAATGTTTTTTTATTTGTCAATGGAAATGAACTGACAAGCTTGTCATTATAAAATAAATTCAAAGAACCATTCGATCCTTCATATATCGGCATTATTGTCTATAAATGACATTAGATAATGTATATTTAAGTATTTTAATCCATTATTATGTCATTAATCTAATATATTGCCCCTTTTTACCCTATTTAAAGTAATAATTTTAAAATATATACTCTTTAAGTGCCTAAAATAGGGGCAATTCCGACATAATAACAGATTATAACAATTATTTAGATTAAATAACAAGTATAATTTAAGATTTGCGTTTAATTCTCTAATATTTTTTTCTATTTAGAATATATAATGGGTAGAGAAAAATTACTTAAACAAATAATGAATAATAATAATTATAATAAGATGAACTCAAATAATAATATTAATAAGAATATATCCAAGATGAATGTTGAGAAATTTTTTAAACAAATTGAAAAAGATAATGATAATAAAGCTTTCTTCCGATTTATTAATATTCAGTACAACGCCAAAGGGGCTAAGATTCCCAAAGGTGAAAAGAATAATTTAACTATTGATGATATTAAAAAAAATCGTGGAGATGATACATATAATACTTTATCACTTGCCGTCAAACATATTCCCGATTTATATGTTGTCGATTATGATACCCACGATGTTGATGATTGTGAGTTTTATGAGATGTTAAATAATGATTGTGTTGCATATACAGACACAAAGAAAGGATCACATTATTATATTAAGATCAAAAATATTGGGAATTATTCCAATCAACAAAAAATTCATATCAATCCAAAAATAGATATTGATTTAATTAAAAAAAATAATATTTGGGAAACCAGAACGAGAACCATTACTGGATCAATTAAGGAATATGATTGGAATGATATTAAGAAATATTTTGATTGTAAGAAAATGAACTTCGAAGGATCGCCACCAGCTTCACCACCAGCTTCTCCAAACGCTACGGATGAAGAAGATGAAGAAATAGAATTTACTATGCAACCAATTGTTAATAATTATAATCTAAATCAATTACAAGATATTTTAAATATTATTGGAGATGATTGTTATGAATATGAAGAATGGACGAAAATTGGGATGGCTCTACATAATATTACAGATGGAGATGAAGTAGGATTTGGATTATATAATGAATGGAGTAAAAAAGATGGCGGCTACGATGGAATTGCAGAATTAAAAAAGAAATGGAAATCATTTGGTAAGAAAAAAACTGGAAATAAGGTAGGTTTAACATTTTTAAAAAAATTAAAAGAACAATATGAACCAAAAGAAAAGAAAACATTACAAGCGATATTTTTATCATCATTAAAAAATTCAGATACTGGTGAAGGAAGAGGTCAAGCTAAAATCCAAATGTTAAAAGAAATGAATAAAAGATTAATTTATATTAGTGAGACCTCAAATTTTGTCGTACCAACTCATCAAACTATTATTGATTATAATGATGAAGGTGAAATGGTAAATACCAAGGAAAAAGAAACATATAATGTCAAACCTTTAAAAGATGTTAAATTAGATTTCCAAAAAGAAAATTTTGAATTTTCTTTCGTTGATGATGAGGGAAAAAATAAAACTATCAAATATAATCCTCTTAATGAATGGTTAGAATGGGAAGACAGATGTGAAAAAGAAAAGATAAATTTTGATCCAAACAACAGAGAGAATCCATTCATTTTTAATATTTGGAGCGGATACAATATCAAAAAAGAAGATTGTGAAAATTTTGATGAGGCGGCGGCTCAACCGATGTTAGATCATATTAAAAGAATTTGGTGCAAAGATAACGAGGAAAACTATGAATATGTTATGAATTATCTCGCTCATATTATTCAGAAACCGTATAAGAAAACGGGAGTATGTCTCGCTCTTCATTCCAAACAAGGAGCTGGTAAAGGTGTCGTTCTCAAACCATTAGAAATTATTATTGGTGATAATCATTATTCTCAGAACTCAAACGCCGAAAGGGTATTTGGAAAATTTAATGGTCTATTAGAAGCGAAAACACTAATCAATCTTGATGAAGCCTTCTGGGGTGGAGACAAGAAATTAGAAGGACAAATTAAAAATCAAATCACAGAAACAACACAAACAATTGAGAAGAAATCATTAAATTCTTACAATATCAACGATTATTGTAATTATATCATCACAACAAATAATGATTGGTTTGCTGGTGTTGATGAAGAAGACAGAAGGTATTTTTGTTTGGAATTATCAAATGAATTTTCCGGAAGAGATACAGACAAGAAAGTCGAATATTTTAATGCAATCAGAAAAGTTGAAACCGAGGCTTTCGCCAAGGTACTTTATAATAGGGATCTCAGCTCTTTTAATCCAAGGAAATTTAAAAAGACAAAATTACTCCAAGAACAAGTCGAGAGAAATTGGTGCTCTCCCAAAGTTTGGTGGAATGATGTAGTAAAAGAGGGTGGATTTAATTATAAAGGCTCGTTTGTTGAGTGGGGGAAAACATTAAAAGTTGATGTGGGAACTCATTATGAAAATTATGGAATAATCATCAAAAATAAGAAAAAAGAAAAAATGGTTGTTTATGATAAAGATTGGATTTTTAATGTTTACGATAGCCAATCTTATGATGGGAGAAAGTTTGCGAAATCTACTTTTTGGAAAGAGATGCAGACAAACTGCCTTGGCGATTTATACAAAGATGAAAGAGTTCAAAAGAAGAAAGAGAGAAAATTATATGTCTTTCTTCCTTCACTCGATAAAGCCCGCGAGAAATGGTACGATCAACAAGATTTTGATTATGGCTATAATGTAGATGAGGAGGACGAGTGGGCGTGTGATACCGACAGCGACGATGAATTCTAATTTATTTTTTCTTTTTAATTTTATTTTTATTATCATATTTATCAAAAATTTTGTTTGGATTGATTTTTTTATCATCATCCAAAGTTTTTTTGATATTTATTTGAATCTCATCGTGGTTTGTAATTTGAGGTACTTTTACCGTTTGAACCTTTTTTTTCTTCATATTTAATATTAAATATATTAAAATATTTATGATTTTTTTATCTTTTTTTTTTTATTAAAAATTTATATATTTATTAAATATAAATGAGCTTAATTTTAACATCTAACAAAGCATTAGAAAATGCCCCCGATTTCTCAAATGGTTTTAAGCCGTATTCCTATCAAAACAGATTATTGAATACGATGAGAATTCCACCAAATAGTGAGATCGCTTTACAATCTGCAAAAATAAATAAAAATGGATTATTTATTTTAGATAGAAGTAATAGTGGATTTTGCAATTATTTCGGTACTCCCGTCGAGGATGTTTTCTCACAAGATATTAATGACACGACAACTCAGCCATTTAGAGGCGTGATTGGTGCGGGTGAAGCCTTCCGTGAGGGTGATATAAAAAATGAAGTTAACGTTGAGGATATGGCGACCGAATTACAAAAAGGAATAAATGAAGCCACTTTCCACCCATCGTTGGTTGGGATTGGTGGAAAATCACGGGTGATTGTAAGCACTCTTTATGACGCGACCGGATTAAATTTTGAGGGTTTCAAATTCTTAGCTACTCAACAGACAGCAAAAACCAAAAAAGACACGCTAACCAATGATGCCTTCGTAACTGTCGCAAAAAATGATGTTTTAGGATTTACACAAGCCGCTGGTTCAGTTACGTCTACTTCCACGCAAGGTTTCATCGTCCAGAACAGAGAACATCCAATCAGCCAAAATGAGGGTGAATGTATTTTTGATTTTTCGGGGGTACAAGCTAACGGTCGATGGATGGTTGGTCTATCAAGAATTAACAAGCCGTGTGAGACAACGCCGGGTGATTTTGAGTATGTCCCGAATTATTTTGAGAGCGGTGTCCGCGGTGCCTTATTGCAAGGATTAAAAGTCGGTGGAAGATGGAGATATGCCGACATATGTGTCGCAAGAATTGGTACTGATTTGAGAATTTTTCAGTCTGGATCACGAACGATTGGAACTGGGGATGGAATTTTTATGAACGAGGTGATTTATTATGGAACACATAATGAAAATTTCCCGACCATTATAGATGCGTCAACCGCTGGTTTCACAAAAGTGAAATTTGTTCTTAAAAATGAAGAATTAGAAATATATGTAGCGAAAGGTGCTGGTACTTACACTTTGATGTGTGATTTCTCAACGATGACATCTGCTGTTGATAGCAAAGGAGCCGCCAAACCCCAAGCCCTAAAAAATCAATGTCTCAATCCAGTAAATGCAACTAAATGGGCTATGTATCCTATGATGGCGGCTTCGGGTGATATTACCGGAGGGGCACAAGTTCTCACATTAGAATCTATTGAACATTACACAGATTATCCAAAATATACTGACGCGACATATTATAATCACGATTGGTGGGGATGGTCTCAGCAATACAATGAAACAGCCTTTTGCAGACAATTAGAAAAAAGAAATTGGAATAATTTTTCCCGTACAACTACCCAGCACGGCTTTGTAACTGGGCCGCTTGCGGGAGCTAATGGTCTTTTAGAACCGAAGCTACTCAACGCGGGCTCGGGTATGAAAGATTATGACAATCTTATCATTACGGCAAGAAGTCAAGCTTACGGCAACTCAACAGATGGAT